AAGTACGGGGTATTGTATTAAAGAATGGTGATTTTTATATTGTTAAAAACTCTCAAGGATTGATTCACGATAATATTCTTGAAATACTTTTTAAAGCTGGTAATATTATAACAAATAAATGGGTTGAAGATTGGTATGCAAAACTAGATAGTTTAGATGAATTTCTATGTATAACACAAATTGAAAAATCACTAGAATTTGCTTTAGCGGAAAGTTATGGTTTTACTGGTTTAGATTTCGATGATGAAATTCTTAATCAGTATAAGAAAATGTTTGAGAAAAAAAATCCACAGTATAGCTTGTCATTGGAACTTATTCCGTCATTGGAATTGGGTTAGATTTATGAAACAAATGGAACAAGATTTATTTTTAAAATTATTTGAACATAGTATGGCAGAAATACATAGTTTAGAAGTTAATGATTTTGTTGATAGTGATGAATCAGAGATTTTATCAATATTTGAAATGTGGTATGAAATTGAATATAAGTATAATCAAATCTTAAATAAAGATTTTAAAGGTGTTCCTCAAAGAAAAGAAAAATTATTAGAATTGCTTGAAGAAAAGGCTATCGATATTAATATTATTATTGCAGAATCATTAGCCATGGTCTTTGAAGAATGGCTAGATAGTCATGCGATATTAAATCCAAAACAATGGGCTGAAGCACGTTATAAGGTTGCAGAAGAACTTGGTTTTTACGAACTCTGTAATTTAGCTTTTACAGAATATCAAAGATATAGTAATTATTATTTTGATGATGCTCTTGATATCATCTTAATGGATATTGAAAAGTATCCACTTTTTATGGAAGTTATTTCAAATTTCACTAGAGAAACTTTTCAATTTGAACTAGAGGATATGAATTGGAATGAATTTGTTGAAACATATCCAGATTTACAAAAAGAATTTGGTTTTAAAAATAAAGATGACGTGGAACGATTTTTATCACAACCATTATCTGGAAATTTTCTTAGAGAATATTTTAATATAGGCTTATTGAGTTTAAATATTAAAAATTTTACAGATATAATAGAAAATGTTTTAGATAATTTGCTTTTTTCAAAAAAAGAATTCCTTGTAGAATTATATGAAAATTTAGTTTTTCCAGTATGGTTTGACTATTGGAAACAACAAGGAATAGTTGAAACTCGAAATAATGTACAAAAAATTTATGATATTCTTGAAAAAATAGAATCTTTTTCAATACAAGGACAATTTATGAATATTAATATCGCAATTAATACTACACATCAAACAGGTAGTATGATGGATTATTATGAAGAACACTCTTTGGAATTAATAAAGAGGATTTAGAACATTTATCAGAAATGGATACATCAGAATGGGATAAAGAATTAAAAGAAATTGGGGTAATAGTTTAAAATATAAGAAAAGGATATTAAAAGTGTTTAAAATGTTTGATTTAAAAAAATTAGAAGAAGGTGTTTATGATTATGGAATCTTTAAAGCTTTCTTTTTAGCAGGTGGTCCAGGTTCTGGAAAATCTTTTATTACTCAAAGAGTTACTGGTGGTTTAAATCTAAAACTTATTAATTCAGATTTAGCTTTTGAAATAGGATTAAGAAAAGCAAATTTATCTTTAAATATATCTACAATGACAGATGAAGAATATGAAACAGCTATGAGTATTAGAAATAGGGCAAAAGATATTACCAATTTAAGACAAGAACTAGCAATTCAAGGGAGACTTGGACTTGTTGTTGATGGAACAGGTAAAGATTATAATAAAATTGTAGGTCAAGCAAAAGCACTCCAAGAAATTGGTTATGATACTTATATGATTTTTGTTAATACATCTCTAGAAATTGCTTTAGAACGAAATAGAAAAAGAGATAGAACTGTACCAGAAGAAATTGTTGTAAGAGGTTGGAACGCAGTACAGTCAAACACAGGATTGTTTCAAGATTTTTTTGGAACTCAAAATTTTATTATTGTTGATAATAATAATATAACTGAGGATATTCTTTTAAAAATTTGGAAAAAAATAAATAAGTTTATTGATGAACCTATTGAAAATTATATTGCAAAACAATGGATTCAGAAAGAATTAGAACTAAAGAAAAGGGGAGTTTAAAATGCTAATACCAAAACCAAATAAAAATGAAACAGAAAAAGATTTTCATAGTAGATGTATGTCTGCAATATGGGATGAATGTAAAGAAAATCCTAAGCAAGCAAATGCAATTTGTTATAGTGCTTGGGATAGAGCAAAAAAAGAGGAGAATATAAATATGATACAAGAAGAACTTAATATTGAAGAATTAGTTTGGCCAGCAATTGAGATTGGATTTCTTGATGATTCAGTAAATTATGTGGATACTGATTTAGATATTCAAATTTATGAAGTTCAATCATTTTTAAATAAGGAATATGGTTTTGAATTTACACATAATGATGTTTCTTATAATCAGGATATGTCTATTGGAATTGAACTTCTTAGAGGTATTCCAATTTCCCAAGCTAAAAAAATAATTAATGATGGAGAGTGGATGGATGAATATACCATTTACTTAGATACTATTGTTACAACAATTAATTTTTTTACAAGAGATAATCATCAAATTCCTTTAGATTCTATAGAATCTATAAAAGAAAGTACTATGATTAAAATTAATTCAAATGTTGTAATCAATAAAAATATTATGCTAGAAAAAGGTGATAAAATTAAACTGATTGAAGCTTTTAATGTTGGTGATAAAGTCAAAATGACTGATGCTGGTCTTATGATGTATGGTAATAAATACGAAAATAAAATATTTACTATTAAAAAAGTCATTTCAGATGATAGAAGAGGTGTCTTTACTTATGAGTTAATGGGACTTCCATTTACAGTTAGTGATGTTGATATTCAAAAAATATAATTAGGAGAAATTAAAATGCGCATATTAAAAAATTATAAAACAAAAATTAATGAACGATTTAAAAATATGATTGAACAGAAATTTATTGTATCTTCATATGGTGACCCAAGTGTTGGGTTTCATGGTATGTATGCTGAAGTTACTTTTGCTTCAGATGATAAACTTAATTCACAAGATATAAAAGAGATTAAAGAATTTTTACAAGAATTTTATGATGTGTTACCAAACGAAGTATTTACAGAAGAAGAAATGGATGTTTTAAATAGACAGCCATGGGATTAAAAGATGGATAAAAATATGTTTAAAATGAGAAAATTTGAAAAAAAGGATACAGGTACTTTTAAATGTCCAAATTGTGGTACGAAAGTTTTAAAAGCTACAGGTTATTGTCTTAAATGCAAGAAAAAAGTAAAACCAGCTAAAAAAGAAAGTGTATCTCGATATTGTGAAATTTGGAGAACACAGGATAATAAATGGTATGTATCTCTTAGTGAAAAAGAATATGGAACAGAATCTTCAGCTAATCCTGATGGCTTTTTTGTGGATAATTCTGGAAGTACTTATAAACGTAATCCCATTCTATGATATTTAAAAATAAACAAGGAATAAATAATTATGCTATATATAAGAAAACGATTTGAAAGTGCTATGATTGCTGATTTAAAAGATTATGCCAGACAACAAATATTACAAGGTTGGAAGCCAAAAGATAATCTTTTCACCATAGATACTGTTAATTCTATTCCTTTCATGGTATTGACTCAAGGTAGAAAGAGAATGTTATTATATAAAACTCCTTTTGGTGGAATTAAACAAAAAATTTTAACACAAAAAGAATTAGATGATTATTTATATAAAATGACATATTAATTTTCCAAATACTAATAATAATGGGAGTGATAATTATGAAAATTTTTGAAAAGACCAAAAATATCTTGAGTAAAATATTTGGAGCTACGATTATCTTAACGATTTTATCTTTTATTGTTATTCTGATTATTAAATTAATACGTGGAAAGAATACTGAAGATTTTTCTGATGTTGATAATTTCCTTGATACAATAAATGAAAGAATCATTAATCTTAAAGCAGAAAAAGAAAAAGTTCAGAAAGAAAAAGAAAGAATAAAAGATTTTCGTAATAATCTAGAAATAAATAAAGCAACTCGTGAAAAAGTTGTTAAGAAGTACATTAAATAACTAAAATGGGGGATTTATAATGAAAAAATTATTAATTTTTACAATATGTTTTTTTATATTATTTGGAATTTTTACAACAGCTACTTTTGCAAAAACAATTAAAATTCAAACTCCAAATGGAGAGGAAAAAGAACTATATATTCCAGATAATTATAATGATTTAAAAGAAGCATATATTGAAATGGCGAAATTATATCTTAGCGCTGAATATGATGTGGACCAAAGTTTAGAAAAGATTAATATGCTTTTAAAAATGCTAGACCAAATAAGCATTTTGTTTGATATGTCTCAAGAGACAAATAAAGAATTAAGTGCAAAATTACAAGAAGTTATAAAAAGAAAACAAAGAGAAAATTTATTTCAAGGTTATTGTGTAGCTTTTTATCAAAAAAGTCCATTAGGTCAGGATAGTAATTCACTTCTGGGTGTTGGTATTCAGCTTGTTATTAAAAAACAAGCTTTGATAGGTGTCAATTTCTCTTTTGATACAGTTCAATTATCATTGGGATGGAAAATATTTTGATAAAAATTAAAAAATTTAATGAAATTGCATTAACAAATTCGATACCATTTAAAATAACTAGAGATTTAAAAGAAAATTTTGCAGCAGAATTTATAATTAATGAAAATAGATTTTTAGTTCAGTTTACAGAAGTATTTCATGGTGGTTTAGTTATGATCGAACTTTCTTTTGTTATTTTTGATGAGGATAGAGAACTCTTTTATTCTGATTTAACAAGAAAGAATAGAAATCAATTTTTAATCTTCTCAACAATTGTAACTATTTCAAAAATTTATTTGGATAAGTATAAACCGGATATGTTTATGTATTCCTCTGATAAAGGAGAAATGAGTAGAACAAGGTTATATTCTCTTTTTGCGGATAATATTGAGAAGTATATTTCTGAATACGAGTTGTATGAGATTGATAAAACCAATCCATATGATGTTTATTTTATTTTCAAGAGACGAAATTAAAATGCGACTCATAGAAAAACCGATAGATATGTCATTAGTACAATGGAATACAATACAAGAAGATATTTGGTTAAAACTAGTTAGAAATCACTTAGTTAAACGAAATGATATAGATATTTTTTTAGTTTTTAGCAGATTTTTTAGTGATTATTATATTAAGTATCATAGAATTGCAACTTATGATGAAGTTTTACATATTCTTGAATTGGACTAATTTAAATGCCAAGTTTTTTTGCAGATAAAAATTTTCTTAATACAAAATATTCTATGGACATAGCTCTAGAACAACATCTATCTAATCTTATTTTGGAAGATGAAATTTCGAGAATTATATATGCTTCCAATGAATATGCTTTAAGAAAAAGAGCACGAACACAGGAGCATAATAATTTAAATTTACCTTTTCTAAATTATAAATTAGATGATTTTGATTTTGGTGCAACTCCTTGGTGGAATAATTCTTTATTTTCAAGAGGACTTTATATTCCAGAATTAGGAGCTAAAGTTCGTATGTCTCCTGTTTTACTAAAATATGAGGCAACTTTATGGTTACATCGGGATGATGAAACTTTATTTGCTTTTTCTGAATTACGATTTGATGCTGATTCGAAAACAACTATAACAGCATCTATTGAAATTGGTGGAATTGATGTAGATTTTCCTGGACAATTAGCTTACAGTAATTTAGCTTTTGACCCACAATATAACGAAATGGATTGGCTAGAAAGAAATAAAATTCATACAATTGCACTAGATTTTGATGTTATAACCTGGAATATGAAGACTAATTTAGATATTACTATACCAAGAAAAGTAATTCTAGAGTTTCAAGCTACGCATGGACTTGATGATACAATTTCTTATGAAGAAACAGTAAATTCAATTATAGACCACTTTAATGAAACTGTAACAGAAGAAACCTCATAAGTCACTTTTAACAAAAAATATTACTAACTAATTAGAGTATAATATTATTATAGATAATCAAAGAGGTATGCTATGGGAAGCGAAAGCTGGCGTTTAACAGTTAACGAGATAGATAGAAGTCGGACTGTATCAACTGAAGTTGGTTCAGTAGGTGCTTGTGTTATACGAGCTGGTAAGGGAAAACCAAAACCAGTTTATATTAATACAAGAGATGAACTAAGAATTTTACATTTATTTGGATATCCTTCTGTTAGTTATCCTGATGTATGGGAAGCCATTCAATACAATAAAGAAGCTCCAATTAGAATATCAGCACCATATAGCTCTGACGCAAAATATGGTGGAGTGTTAGTGACTAAAAATGGTTCTATTCCCCTTACTGGAGGAATTGATGACCCTGATAATATAAATTTTAGCAGTGTTGCTTTTAAGGAATCAGTTGGAACGGGTGATGGTACTACTTTGACATTTGAAGCTACTTTATCAAATTTACCTTATGTAGCAGAAAGTTTGGATATTGAAATTGATGGAGTTGCACAAAATGTTACCATTGGAACAGGTGATACTGAAACCATAACTCATGCAGATTTTACTGGTACTCTTGTTAAAAGTACTGGAGAATTAAGTATTACATTTACTACAGCTCCAGCTACAAATACAGTTATTAAATCAACTTATAATTCCAACCAACTAACAAATGCTTATTTTGCACTATTTTGTGCTTCACCTTGTACTGATGATACTGGAGTTATAGTAACATATGATACTTTAACTGGTTTATTTAAAATTAAAGTTTATTTAAAGAATAATAAAAGTGTCTATAATTTAGTAGCAACTTATGATATTTCGATTACTCCAAATACTTTTGATGGATTTGGTACAAATGTTTATATAGATGAAGTTTTAGAAGATAATGATTATTTAATTGCAAAAGATAATACTTTAACTTTTTCAACATTTACAAATGATACAACACGAGTTAATTTTCAAGGTGGTTCTAGGGGAACTGCAATTACTTCTACTGAATTAGCTGAAGGTTGGGATTATTTTAAAAAGAAAAATACATATCCTGCTGATATTTTTATGGATTTTTCAGCAGATTCTTCAATTCCGGATGTTTTTAATACATTAAGAAATTCATATCAAAAATATAAAGATTATATTCTACCATTACCATATACTGATGATGAAGCAGCATGCATTACAACAAAACAAGGATATTCAATTAATAATAGAGGATTAGCATTTTATTGGAATTGGGGTAAAATAAGAGATACTTATAATAATTCAAGTTTTTGGACTTCATTAATTGGTAAAGTTGGAGTTAAGTGGGCACAAATGAATAATATTTATAATGGACTAGCTCCTTGTTGGATTGATGAAAATAACCATGGTGGTCAATTAGGGAGTGGAATTATTGAACTTAAGCATGACCCTACTGAAGATGAGTTGGAAACACTTGATAAAAATGGTATTAATGCAATTGTTTTTGACCCTGTTTATGGAGTAATGATTACATCACAAAGAACAGCTCAGTCTCCTGGAACTCTTTCAGATTCTTCTTGGATTGGTCATAGTAGACTATTTGATTATATTATTAGAAATACTTTATCTCAGGTTTTGGTTTATCAAATTACAAAATTGAATGATGAGTTACATAGACAACTTGCTACAAGTCTAGGCCAAACATTAATTAATCCAATTTTAAGTCTAAATCTATTACGAGATGCTATTCCAAAATGTGATTCAGAAAACAATACTGATGATGTATTAGCAAGACGTGAATTTAGATTTACCTGGGGAATAAAAGTCACTCCATTTTCTGAAACAATTATATTCGACTTTGTAAACGTTAATCAGCAGGTAGAGGTAAATGAGATTATATAAAATAATTCTTTTAATATTTGGATAATATGCTTAATAATAAAAAAATTAAGAAAGAAATATATAAATATTTTATTAGAAAAGATGGAAATGTAAAATCTATTTTATTACACTCATCAAATTTTAATATTCAACAAATTATCAAAAGTATCTATAATCACACTATTAGTTTGCCCTTTAATATAAATTTTGCTTGTAGAATATACTGTATTCTTCACAATTTAAAAAATATTCCTATTTGTAAGAACAAAATGTGTAGAAATAGTGTAAAATTTATTTCCTATAAAGACGGGTTCCGTAAATTTTGCAGTTCTCATTGTGCCAATAATGATAAAGACCGAGTTTTAAAAATTTCTCTTTCTCAAAAAGGAAATAATAATAATGCTAAAAATCCAGAAGTACGATTAAAAATTTCACAAACTGTTAAAAAAAATAATATATCCTGGAATCGAGGAAAAAAAGGTATATATTCTAAAGAAACATTAAAAAAAATGAGTGATGCTAAAAAAGGAAAAAAATTATCCATTACTCAAAGAATAAGAAAAGCAGAAACTTGGAAAGGTGGTATGACTGGAAAACAACATACTATCGAATCTAGAAAAAAAATGAGAATATCTAGATTAAATTATATATCTACAAATAATAATGGAATTAGCCATCCCAATTTTAACCAAAAAGCTTGTATATTTTTTGATAAGCTAAATAAAAAATTTAATTTAAATGGTCAACATGCTTTAAATGGAGGAGAATATCTAATAAAAGAGCTAGGATATTATTTAGATTTTTATGATCCAACCAATAAACTGATTATAGAGTGGGATGAGGAACATCATTATACTATAACCGGAAATTTAAGAAAAAAAGATATTCAAAGACAAAAAGAAATACAGGAATATTTTCCAGATTTTAGATTTATAAGAATTAGAGAAAAAGATTTCATCGAAAAAAAGCAATTATTAACTTTTCGTAAAAAATTATACCAATTAGGTATATAAGTATTTAAAAAGGAATAATAAAATGTCTATACAACACGTTTTCAACCTTGGGGACGATGCCCTGCAGAATTTATTCGATGTAATAATTCCGCCTTTTCCTGGTGCGTTAGACCCTGTTTCAGTTAATTTTCGAGTTCAAAATTTTACTATTCCAGAAACTGGTGTCGAAACATACGAGATTCATTATAAAACACAAAAAGCAACAAAACCATCTGGAAAAATAGCAATGCCAAATGAATTCAGTTTCGAATTTAGGGCTGATAAATATTGGCTTATTTATAATGGGTTTAAGAATTGGAAAAATATAATAGCTCATACTAAAACAGGTGCAATGGCAGAAGATGTTAAGATGGGTCAAGCATCTTCAATTAGACGCCCTGTAACAGTTATTAGCACAGATGCTAATGGTATACCCACAGGTGGAAGATGGGTATTTGAAGGAGCATTTATACAATCACTTGGAGAAGTAGGATTTGATTATACAGCGGGTGACCCACTTACTATTTCAGTTACAATGGGATTTCTTGTATTAGATGATACATTTCCGTTAACTTAAATAACTTTTGATTTATTTCATTTTCCGGACATAATGTCCGAATTTATGACCGGAAAGATATTTTTTTAATAATGCACCCCTTTTATATTACTAATATATAAGAGGGGTTTTTTATATGTTAGATTATTTTAAAAAAGGTAGTCTTGTTAGTGAGATTAGAAATGTTACTAATGTTGGATTACAAAATTCTAATTTGTGGGAATTAGTAATACAAGGTTATGAAAAAGTTAAATATAAAGTACAGTCAGTAACATTACCATTTTTAAAGCTCAATACTGAAACAAGAAAAATTGGTACTAAACATTATATATCTTATACACCAGAAGAAGATTTTAATATTTCATTTTTGGAAACAACAGAATTTGAAGTACTTAATTTTTTACAAAATTGGAAGGATGATATTTTTGATAAAGAAAAACGAGTTTTTAATGTTGGTGATTTTTCAAAAACATTTATTCTTAGATTTCAAGTAGATACTGTTACACGATTTTTTGGTCCATTTATGTCTTCTTCTCGTGATAATAATAAAGCATTTCAACTTAATAAAGTTAAGCTTAAATCGGTTGAAAATTTTGATTTGAATTATACTTCTACAGACCCATTAATAATAACAGCTTCTTTTACTTGTGATAAAATAGTTGAATTACCACCAGGACAAGCAAATTTTACTTCAATAAGACAAACAATAGAAACTGTATTTGGTAAATAAAAATTTAAAATAAATAGGGGTAAAAAAATGGATGAAAGCATGAATAAAGAAAATGAATTTTTTGTTACAGAAAAAAAACCAAATAAAAAAATAGAGATACAAGAATCTTCAGGGAAAAAAATCATTCCACGAGATTATATTCCCATAAAATTAAATTCTCTAGGAAAATTACACGCTCCAGCTATTTTACATGTTAGGAATTATAATATGGAAGATGCACTTCAATTATCTTTAGTTGATGAAGAAAGTGCTCTTGAAACAACAATAGGAATATTAGATAAAATGTTTTATGAATCTTTTGACCCTGTTTATTTACATCTTGATGAGTTAAAAGAAATTTTATTAACAATTTATACTAATTTTTGGAGCACTACTCTTATAAGTTTTCCATATCCCTATGGAGATGAAGAACTAGAGAAAATTGAAGTTGACCTTAAGAAAAAAATTCTATCAGGAAAAAAAGATGTAACTGTGGATATTCCTATAGACCTTATTAAGACTAATTCAATTCATAATAATTTTAAAGAACCTATTAAAATTACAATAAAAGAAAAAGAGGTTTATTTTAGATTATCAAGAATTAAAGATATACTTGATGCTAAAAAATATATTGAACAAAAATATTTAACACAGGAAAAAGAATTTTCTAATTTTAAAGAACAGTTAGAATCTGGTAATGATGAAAATGTTCCAGATGATATTAAAAAAAGATATTTAGGTTATCAAAAAGCAAGAAATTTTGATTTAGTAAAAACAATCCAAGCTCAAGTACTCATAAAAGTATTTGGTAAAAAGTTAAATACACTAAATGAAAAAATTAAGTATTATACAAAAGTTGGAATTAAATTTTGGAAAGCTTATAATGATGTTGTTGAAAAGTATGCTACATTTGGTATAAATCCAGAAATTAAAATAAAATCTCCACTAACAAATGAAATTGTTATACGGAGGTTTCAATTTCGATACTTGGACTTCCTTCGTGCCCTGGACATACAAGGACATAATGAGTATACTGTATCATTTGGAGAGTAATATATCAGCTAATTCTTATTTTGATTATTTAAAAATGCCATGTCATATTATACGATATAAGGTAAAACTTTTAAATAAAGATTTAAAAGAACAGCAAAAAAGACTTCAGAATTTTAAAACAAAAAGGTAGTTTAAATGCCAAAGACACAAGACATTCCTCTTATGAAACGGGTTGAAGAAAGCAAATCTGTTGCTATATATGAGGAAGTTGCTGCTATAAGAAAATTATTAGAAACTGAGGGTATTAAATTAGGAAAAGGAAAAAATGGTGAACCAGAAGTAACAAAAGAAAAGACAAAAACAACTCCAGCAGAACCTTCTCCACAAGAAACAACTGAAAAAATTCAAAAAGAACAAAGTAATTTTCTTAGTACTATAGGAGCTAAGTTTAAAGAAACAATGGAAACTGTTGGGGGTTCTATTAAAAATGTAAGTAAAGGAATTGCTGAAGCAAGTTTTTCAATGTTGCTAGGGCCATTACAATTAATTACAAAACCATTTGAAGAATTAATGGGTGGTAAAATTTTT